GGGTGTACTATATTTTTTATGATTTCTCCTTTTCCAAGTTCTACTATCCAATTAGCGCCGGATAGCAGCTTCCAAAACCAGGAAAGGGTTAGACACAACTCCTCAGTGCACAGCATCTGAATGAGCACAGATTAGAGTTGGGTCCGGGAGTACAACTCCTCAACTAGAGTTGATAGTCCTTATGGTATATATCAGTTAACAAATCACTGGTGACTGTTGTCCCAACATTCAAATTGGATATAGCGACAACAAGCTCATCAACCCTATAATACAAGGGATAACGGTTTGCAATTGATGCAGGATCTACAATTATAGTACTGAGATCTACGGTCTCATGAAAAAGTGGATCAAATGTTTTCCCATGCGAAGGAAAACGCTGCCTCAGTGATTCGAGAATTGCGGATTTAGGTTCATGAACATAAGAGTTAATAACACCTCCAAAATACCTATCCATTCGCTCGTGACAGGGCATACTGTTGAAATCCGTTATACTCACACCCAATTTAATGTGTGTGAGATCTCCGTCTATTTTTCCTAAATTTCTTAAAATGGCTCCAAAATTACGGACGGGTATGATGTCTCCATCAGTGGATCTCATTGGTGAATATTTGAGGAACTGTATTTGTTCAATACACTCACATTCCTCACATGTCACCAAGTGGCCAACAGTCGCAGCTCCTTGAGCTACGAGACGTGGAATATCCTCGTGCTCTGAGAGCATGAAGACAACAGATACGGCTATCAAGTAACTTGCAACATGATTTAAGATTGTGGTCAGCACTGTTCCAGAACCTTCAAAGGCTCTACAGAGTTCTAACTTTAGTCTCTCATAGGTGCATGATGGGTTGACAAGTGTGATTGGAAGAAAACACTGTCGAACAAGCCCATCAGCAAAATTACGTGAGAAATTAGCTAGAAGCTTATGAACAACTCCAAAGACGAGTTGACCATTACTGGAATCACAACTTTTAATATCCACATTGTAGTAGAAAGGCCGATCATTAATACAACCTCCATAAACAGAATCATCACTATAAATCAATATAGCACAATAATCCCGTCTTCCAGGGGCAAGACAAATCCAATTAAGTGCTTCGCGGAGTAATGTACCTGTGTCTTTCGACAAGATCCAAATATCTACATCAACACCATTGTGTTTGAACTTGTGTATTCCGCCAATACATATCTTAATGTATTCTGGAAGTTGAGGTGCATACATACATCCGGCCTCATATGAAACAAACAAGCGTGCGGGTTTAGAAGGCATACCTTGAGGAGTGCTTTTAGCAGTCTCATTTTTAACCTTACCACATACTCGAGTGGTCATAATATCAACTGATGTTTGAACAATTTGTCCATTAACATAACGTCTCCTTAAGTTTCGTCTGCTATGTGGCAAATTAGCAACAGTTGTTCTCACATACCATGGATTATAATAATCATGTGCTTCTACAATAGCTTCACTAACAAACACACCTAGGTTTTGACATTTGTCACCTAAGCGTATGAGCTTGTCAAGTATTGAGAATCTTGATCGGTTGCACAAACCAATCAACCTATCAATTCCAAGCATGATGAAAGCTTGGTGTTCATTCTTTTCGAGGTTCAAGAATTTACTAGCATTCATTCTATCTTTATCGATACTAAAAATCTTATCCTCTAAAAGAAGCAAAACATACATGTTAAGTTGGTTGGTGTTTAAAAATAACTCATTTTCTCTAGCTCCAATGATACGTCTCACAGCAGACAACATTGTTCGTCCAGAGTTATCCCATTGGACGAAAGGTCTAACACCCTTCAAATCAAAATATTGTGTCTTATAGAAGGACTTCTCATAGTTGTCCAAAAATTTAAACATAACAACTTTCGATGTTATGCCACCGTCTCTATCAATGAGGGGTTTGTTATATGTAACCTTCTCGTCTTTGTAGCAATAAGTTACTTTTGTCAAGATTGGCTTGACATCATAGTTGAGTGACATCATATTGGGAACAGAATCCACACGTCGTGGTTTCCCTTCTTCGATAATTCCCAATTGGTCGTACATTGGTCCAGGATAAGGAGCATCAAGTGTGACTAACATCCCTGACTGCATTAGAGCTGTGTCAACACAATGGCTGTGTTGTTCTTTAGTCACTTGGAAAAACAATTCCACAGTATTAGCTAGTAGAACTCGTAATTCCTCTTGAAGCGGGCAGCCAAAACGTTTAGCTATAAAAACTCTACATCCATCCATAAATTGAGGATTAAAGAGTTTAGTTTGCATTTCTGTTGTAAGTGCTCGCCATGCTGGAATGAAGACTTCAATTCCTCTAGTCATTTGAATACAAGAGAGCAAAGAATGTTCTTCTCCTTTATTTTTAACCATTAACATGTACCCATACCCAACCTCTGTGATATTATCAAACATAGCACCAACAGGTGCTTCTGTGAATTCGAAAGTATCATCTCGGATGTCTTTACCACAGTAACGAATCCCACGACTAGTGTCAGCAGCGCATAAAATCACTGTGGTCTTTGTCTTTTCTGTGGGATGAGCACTTTGGTCACGGGAACTGGATGTGGTGTCCTTCTTCAATTTACCAGCTGATTCACCAGCTGATTTAACTTGTTCTTTTTTAATTGGGACACCAATGGGATGGTTTGGTTTAGCTGCGCCTTCTTCATGGTGTTTCTTATGAAGTCTCTGTTGGGCATTTTTATTATTGACTTTGGCATTAGAAGGTCCTACATCATCAGCATTTGTCCATTCCCCATTATTCCCATTTAGGGATGAAGGGATTTTAAAGTCCTTCACAAACAAGCGTGCAGCTTTTGGTGTTTTAGCATGTTCTTGTTTAACAGGGGATGTGGAGTTTTGCCTTCTTGGTGGTGGAACACCAACAGGATAGGTTGTCTTCTTGATTTCTACATCGTCAGCATTTGTCCATTCCCCATTATTCCCATTCAAGGGTGAAGAAAGTTTATATTGCTTAACGATGTTGTTAGTGATAAAATTAGATGGTGCGAGTGTGGTAATATACTTTAATTTACCCCAAGTCCACTTAATATTTTCACTTTCAATCTTTTGCCATGAAATGCCCATGATCTTCATGTAACTATAACCATGCTTCCTAGCTTGTTGTTTAACCGATCGACTCAAATGAGGTGCGGGATCTTCTTTCCTCACAGAGTATAATCTTCTTGATATGGCAGAATCATGAAATTTAGATTGGTCAAACACCCAATTAATCCCATCAGGTTTTTCAACAACAGCGCTCATTTGAACATAAGCGGGTTTTGAAGTTGGACGAAGGCCACCTGTCTGCAATCTATATCTTGCATCAAGTTGACGTTTCCAACGCCTGCGGGTTTGGGCTAGGTTCTCAGCAGCAGTGTTTTTGTGTTTATAATTCGGTCGGGTATCATCCTCGTGATCATCAGCATGCCAGTCCTCCTTCCCATGATATGAATCGTCATCCATATCTGAATCATCAACATCCAATTCCTCGCGTAGGTGCTGTAAGCGATAGGCGATTTGATCATCTGTCGCTCCAGAACCACCATATACGGCTTCATACATATCCCATTGTTGTTTAGAAGTCATAATAATCTTGGTAAGTGATTAGCTGCCGCAGTGGCCTGTCGAGCATAGCAAATCTTTGTGGGGTACCGTGGGTTACTACATTAACCCTTCATTCTTTTTGTGTGTTTTATTTTGTTTTTTCTCATATACATACAGGGAAATAATGACCAACAATTAAGCTGGAACATTATTGAATGAAAGCAAATCCATTGATGGGTTGAATTCAGAGACAATCAGTTGTGCTGTGGTTAACACACCGGATGAAACGGCATAGGTGATTGTGTTAGAACCTGGGGTTGTAGCTTGTACTACAGTGAAAGCACAAGAGATCATCCCCTGTATCCCAGAATTACTGGCATCAAAACAATTCGAGTCGGAAGCAACATTTGAAAACAAATCGTATGCTACTATGTTCCCACTGGTGAAAAGTGAAGTTCCAACCATGACAATGGCAGTTCCAGAAGCAAACGCCTGAACCACAACGGTTCCGGTGAAGTCATCTGGGAAGGTGTAAACAGAAGAACCAGCTTTAGCCAACTGTCCACCAATAGTATTATTGGTGTGTTTGACGGGAGCTGTACCCATTGGTAAACCGGGTGCACAACCAACGGCACCAGCAAATGAATCTGTCTGAATGGTAAGACCAAGAGCACTATAGATCTTGGGTTTAGACAATTTCATTGTATAGCTGACATACAACAAACCAAGTTGAGTTCCAGCGATGTATGCAGATGGAATTCCAAATAACCCAATCTGGAGCTTGCCAACATCATAGGTCTTGATATCTTGACCGGTTGGTACAGACCCAGATCTGGTGTACAAATTGGAATTATTAGCATTCTTGGATGGCTCACACTCTAGTCCATAGAGCATATGGCTTGCTGCAGTGCCCTCAACAGCACCAATGTAATCCACCATCTCTGGGAATGAGGTAAAGTTTGGGGCACCGGAGTTGTAGTTTACAGCAATGGCAACTGTTCCAAGTGATCCAACGGAGGAAACACTTGTAGAAGAAATAACAGGTTTAACTTCAAAGAAAATTTGTCCAACTTCATATTCAACATAATTTGCAGCCAGTTGAGATAAGAACTTGAAAATGGAAGAAAGGCCAGGATTAATCTGTAACGAAGTTACGGTGAATCTGGAACTTCCAGTAGAGTTAATCGACATGACAAACTCTCTTTTACGTACAATGATGGAACCATCATCTGCATGAGTTGAATGAAACTTGGGGGTATGGTTCAGGTAATCGCCATTGATCACGGAATTAGTAATTGGCCCGGCAGTAGACGACGCACCGTTCTGATCCGAATACATTCCGCGACCAACCATGTAATTTCCTCGACCGACCGAGTAATTCCCTCTGCCCTTGACAGCCTTGTCAATACGCTTGTTGAGACGTTTCTCGAGCATGGCACCTGCCAATGCACCAGACGGTCCACCAATGGCTTCCCCTGCCATAATAGCTCCAGTAGTAGCAGCTGCCTTAGCAGTGTCTCTGGCAACTTTCCGAGCTTCATTTGCAATTCTTTTTCTAGCAGCTTTAAGTAACTTCTTTGCATCCATAAAAATCTGTTAAGGGATGTTCTTGATTTCTCAAGCTAAGATTAATGCTCACATCTTAACATTAAAATTTGAGTTTATGCTTCTCCAAGCGTGAATAGCGACCTTATTATGTAGATAAGTAGCAAAGCCTTTTAAGACTTCGAAACGAGCGTTAGCCGGAAAATAAACTATAGTATTTCAAAACAATGTGGATACCTCCACATCCAAAACCTCCCC